CATTTGTAAAAACGCCAGTAGAAGATGAAAGAATAAGCCGGCCAGCCGCATTGCCCGAAGCAAAAGTGCCCGACTGCAATACAACCCTAGCCACTACGCCGGTTGCGCCGCTGGTGGCTCCCGTGACCGTGTTCCCATCTACGATTGCAGCTGTACCCGTGCCAAAGCTCAACTCTTTGCCAAGCGTAATAGCAACCCAGCCTGCGCTGGTTGATTTGTGCATCACGGCAGCAGTGCCGCCTGCGTTATTGCGCCATGCGTAAACCGTGCCGTTGTAATAGGCTACGCCAAGAACAGACCCTGATCCGGGCACAACAGTAATGTCAGCGCGGTAGTTGTCGGCCGCAAGGTTTTGGTATTGGGCGTCAAGCAGACCATCGGCCGCCACACCTTCTACCGATGTAATAGTGCCCACAAAACCAGAGCCATTGTTTAAAACATCTCCGGCAGCAAAGGTTCCGGTCTCTCGGGTAATAACCAAAGAGGCCGTATTCACCACAATGACGCGACCGGTTGCCCCCGACACACTGCCGGTAACTGTTTGACCAACAGTAACCGTGGCCGTAAACGTCAAAACTAAAATGTTGTAGTTGGCAGCGGACGGGCTGGGCCTGCCGTCAAAACGCTCATAGCCAGCAATACGGGTGTAGCCGCCTGTAATTGAACACTCAAAATTAGCAGCTCGACGGGCAACACCCGGAGGCAAAGAAAGCGTAGGAGTTACCTGATCCAAACCGCCACCAAGGCGAATTAGATCGTAGTTAACTTTGGGCGTGGTCAGCTGCATTTGTGCGCCTTATGCAAGCGGCGGGCCGCTGACAACTGTTGGCAGTTGGTCGATGTCCAATCGGTTCATCAACCTCTTAAATTCAAATTCACCACGTTGATAGACTTCCGGCGCTGATTCATAGCCGCCATAGAACATCATGGCCCTGTAAACAATCATCATCTGAAAGCGGTCAGGAAACACAGTAGGCGGCGCATCAGTGGCCAATGCAAACTCTGTTGGCTGAACATAGTACTCACCCACAATGACGTAAGGCTGGTCCGGTATTGAGCCAAAACCCAAGTTCTTATCTGGGTCAACCGTGACAACCACAGGGCGCGCGTACGTTGTGCGCATATTCCCGTACATGTACAGGTTGCGGAACGTCGTGTAGTCCATGTAGTTCATCAGCTGCTCGTCTTTGTAGTTTTGTCCTACAGACGAAGCGCGCCAGCTATCACGTTTCCAGTTTCCAAAAGTAGACCCCACACCGGCTTGGGTGGGGGTGTAAATTTGCTGTTGCGTAACCGTGTTAAATTCCACTGGATTACGCATCCACTGCCAATCTTCCTTGGCCGTTTGCACATCGACCCAAGCACTATTGATCCAACTTGCCATCCGGTAGGACTCGCCGGTCAAACCAGTGACGGTGATCAGCGGCGTGCTGGCGCCAGAGACGCCGCACTCCACACGCAATCGGTTGATAAGCTGGAGATAGTTCACTGGGTCGCCCTGTGTTTAAGCGGGTTCAGCCAATACGTTTTGAAGCCATGCGCGGCCACGAGGATTCTCGTCGCTCAGCATTTCAAAAGGATAGGCCAAGCCATGGCGCGCGATCATGTCGATCTGATCAGGCGCTGCTGGGTTGCGAGTTACTTGGCTGTATTTAGTTTCCTTCATACGTGCCAAGATCTCAACGTACTTGCGGCGAACGCGTGTTGGCACGCCGCGCAGGATAGGCTGGTTGGTTCCGTTGCAATTGAGGATTACGTGAGGAGCTTGGTTTTCGTCGGTGCTGGAATGCACCATAACTTCAACCATCTCGTTCATGAATGCTTCGCTTGCTGCAAGCTCACGAAGATCCGCAACTTGGGAAACTGGATCGATTGTTGGTGTGTCGTCTAGGATCTCGATGCCTGCGACTACTTCTTTTTTTGCCATCTTCTATTCTCCGTTAGGTTTAAAAAAATCGGTTTGCCAAAAAGCAGGTTGCCCGAAGGCAACCTGCAAAACCCTCCGTTAGGAGAGATGGCAACTTACTGGGCGCTACCGGGCATGTCCATGCAGTCGCTAAAGGTATCAGTGATACCGGTAGCGCTGAGGTCAGTCGAGCCGGGAGTAAAGGTAGCAGAAGAGCTGGTAACTACTTTGATCAAACCGACCAAAGTTGTACCGGCTGTAACTTGGCCGGGCACTGGACATGGATCGTCAGCAGCAACGATAGGACCTTGTGTGGTCGATACCGTGCCGCCAGATGTGATCCACACCGCAAACAAGCAAGCCTGAGAATTACCCAGAGCTGTGCCGGCCGTAAAGGTCAAGTTGTCAGTAGCAGCCTTAGACTTAAAAATACCATTGCTTGTGTAAGTCAAGGTGTTTGTAGTCTTAAAAGTGTTGGCGTTTGTGCCTTCGGCTAGGCCGGCAGCGGTCAGCGAGAGATAGCCACTATTGGCTTGTTCGATGTTGTATGACATGATTTATTCCTTTAGGAAAAAGATTATTAAGAAGCTGTTGTGAAAGTCACGCCAGCAGCCACGGCGCAATGCGCATAAGCAAACCAGCTTGTACCGTCACTGATGACAGTTACGCGATCGCCTGCAACTGACGAGCCATCTACAAAAGAGATGGTGTCATCGGCTGTGCCTGTATCACCAGCGGCGCCAGAAGCGGGATACGCTTGGCCCTTAATGATGTTGGCACTGCCGTTGGTCACGATCGTGTAGCTGGCGCCAGAAGGTGCCGCAGCCACAATGAAGGTGTATGTCAAACCCGCAGCAGGCAAGGGCAGAGTAGTTGCGAATTCAGTAGCCGAAGACAAGAAATATGTCTCACCGCTGTCCGCCGCCGTCAGTGATGACGCAGCAGCAAGCGTAGCGTTTGCAACGGGACCCAAGATGGGAGCCGTAACAGACAGCGCGGATACATCGTTCAAACGGTCTTCGTTTAGAAGTTTCCAGTAGTTTGATTGCATGGTAGTGTCCTTTAAGTTAAGACGCTGGGACTTGCGTCCCAGCTAGTCCATTACAGAGCGGTCACACCGGCTTCGATACGGGCCATGAAGGCGTCGTTGAGACGCACAGTCGCGAACCATGTAGAAGCACCCACGTAGCCGAATTGGCCCAATGGGTTGGCGTGGTTGGTCTGTGAGGCTTTGAGGACCACAGGCTTGATGGCAGACATGCCCTTAAGAGCGACTTGGCCCCAGCAGTCTTCACCGATGATGATGAAGGGATACACGTCAACGTTAGCAGCGCCAACAGACAACATGCCGTTCAAGGTTGCAGAACCAGCAGCAGCAAAGGATTTCAACAGCGGTGAGCTGATGAAACGGAAGTCTTCGCAAGCGCCGATTTCGCGGTCATGGATTGGCTTGAATGAACCGTACTCTTCCACACGGGTGAAGCCGGGCAAGTTACGGATGTCGCTGACAGCGTCAGTGTGGCAGAAGATAACGTATGCGGGCTGCACAGCGCGAGTGCCGAAGTTGACACCGGGAGCCAGACGGCTGGTCACACGGCGTGAACGGTTGGACTCAAGCGTACGAGCTGCTTTACGAATTGCGTTCAAGCTGATTGCTGTGTTGATTGCAGAGCGGCTAGAACCGTTTGCATAGATCACAGTAGAACCGGCTTTCAGCACACCGTAACGAACCATCTCCATCACCTCAGCCAAAGTCTCGCCTGTGAGCTTGACCATTTCGCCGGGGATGTCATCTTCGTACAGCTGCTCAACTTTGCTGGAGTACTTGAACAGCACGCCATATTGTTGCAACTGAACAGACACGTCTTGGAAAGAGATCGTGTTTGCGTTGGGTGTCACACCTTCAGCCAACACGAAGTTGGAAGCGGTGATGTCAGGAGTGCCAACGTAGCGAGAAGAGTTCTCGATTGTTGTACCTGCGGTAGATGCGCCGAAAGGCAGAGTACGACGGAACACCAAGGTGTCTGTCGAGTTCTGTGGCATCTCACGTTGAGTACCGAAGTCGCCCAAAACAGTGATGGGCTGTGCGTGTTCAAGCATACCTTGGGCGGCGCGGATTAGATTTCGCGATGCTACGGTGCCGTAATTTTGAATAGACATGGTCTAGTTTCCTTTTCTGAAAATTGATTTAATAGCCGCGTTCTTTGAGCTCTCGCTCGCGTTTCTTGGCTTCATAGTTCCACAGTTCCGCTGGTGACATGTCGCCAAGTGTTTTAGGCGGCGGTGTCTGGCCAGTTCGAGTTGTCGCGGCGGCAGCGAGACGTGCTCCGCGCTCTTGCTTGATGTCACCGGCTGATCGCGTTTGAGCTGTTGAAAATAAATCCAACATCTTGATCGCGTCTCTGGCAATAGGGCTGTCGGCCAAAGCTCTGGTCTGCGGGTTTTGTACAGTAAACCATTGCGCGAATTCGGTCGTGTTGATCGTCTCGCGCCAGTTTTCGTACTTACCTTCGATTCGTGCTTCTTCCATGAGGCGACCCATCTCAGCCTTGGTGTTAGCAACTTCCTGCTGTACAAACTGAGCCACCGCTTCCGGTGACAAACTTTGTTGCTGAGAAGGCACTCCAATTTTGGATGTGACGTATTCCTCCATCGCCCCGGCCCACTCCGGGAAATCTTGCTTGAGCTGCTCCCACTTCTCCGGGTTCTTGGCTGCGCTGCTGATAGCTGTCTGCGTAGGCGCTTCTTGCATTGCTGCTTGACGTGCCTGCTGAGCTTCTCTTTGCATCGCTGCCACGCGACCCTCAGTCGTTTTGACATGGTGCAGCAGTTGAGCATTTGCCTGTGCTAAATCATCAATCTGTGCCAGCTTGGCACGGACCGTCAGGGATAGCCCAGCTAAGGGATCTTCCGGCTGTTCGGGTTCGGTTTGCGCTTGCTCAAGATCAAGGTCCTGCGGCGTTTCCGGCGCAGCGGCTAAAGAATCAGATGCGAACGTATCACCGTCGGCATTTAATTTTGACGCCTCTTCATCCCACAAGTTTTGCACTTCTTCCGAAGACAGTTGGTTTTCTTCCACTTTTTGCTCTCCAAATAAAGGCCGTCTTTCAACGGCCCACTAAAAAGGCCAAGCGGGACGTTAATCCGGCTCGACCACCACACCCCGAGTTGCCGCATTTGGCAAGTCGAGAAATCTTTTTAGCATGCGTATCTCACCCCGCATCGCCGCTGTCTCAACATCGGAGAGGGCAACAGCGTCGTTCTTGATTCTGGCTTGCTCAAGCTGGGCTTCCGCCCACTTGCGCAAAACATGCCATGTGCTTGATGAGTAATCAGTCATAGAAAAAGCCAGCTCGGTGGCTGGCTTCGGTAAATTTTGGGCGCAACTCGCCCGAAGAAATTTTATAACAGATCGTGGCGCTTATGCAACAGTTATCTTTGGTCATTTTTAAGTTGGTTCTTCTGTGGCCGGAACCGGCTTTTCGTCCAGTTTTTTGCGAACAATTCCTTTGAGCCCGGTTTTCAACCCTCTACTTTGAAGCACCTCGCCTATGAGGCCCATTTCTTGTTGGGCCAGTGATGGTTGCCCGGCTCGGTCCAACTGGGCCTTGGTTGGATCTGGCGCCTTCTTGTCAAAGGTTTCGGTAAACTCACCCGGCTTGTCTATAAAACTGTTTACGTCGTACTCAATCGTGTACGTTGGAATGCTGGCGCCCATCCCGCTTCTTGCGCCCTCCGTTACAGCAACCACGCGAACTTTGCTGGCGTCAAGCTGCCTTGAGGTTGGCGTACCCATCGGGTTTCCCGGGTTCCGTTCTCCGGGTAGGTAGAAATACTCAGGGCGTGGCCTACCCCACCCGTCAGTCCCACCGCCGCCCTTGGTAGCACCGGTAAAAGTTTTTGTTTCTTTGCCAGTCGGGTTTTGCCTAAGCATTGAGTACCCGGGGCTATCAGTGTTAGCCGTCATCCCAGCATATTGCGCTGGCGCTGAAGTGTCAGTTAATTGGCCCGACGCTTTATCAGCCGTGTAAAACTGTCCGGTGTTAAACCCCGCAGGGTCGTACTCGCCGCTATAGACGTAGGGGTTTCCACTAGGGTCCCTTACAAAGCTCTCGTTGTACTTACCCACGCCGCTGTTGTAGCTGCCCGCTCTGCGCTGGTAGGCGGCTAGGGCGCGGTTGTAAGCGTCAATGTCTCGGGCGAGTACTGACATAGGTTAGACGTTAAAAGGGTTGGCCACGCCGGGAGGTAGTTTGACGTTGGGGTTGGTGTTAAACAGCTGCTGGCTCTGATTGGCAATTAAACCGCCGGTGTTGACGTTACCAACTTGAGAGTCGTTGGCCATAAAGCCCCTAGCCGTTGTGCCACCGCCCCCTGCGCCCAAAGTGTCAGCGCCAGCAATTGCGCCCACAGGTTTTGTGCGGGTGTAGTTGGTCACGCCGGCAGCAATGGCAGACGCAGCCGAGCTGTACATTTTGCCATCAGGGCCATAGACCACGCCAGAAGTGCCGGCGCCCGAGTTGCTTGTATCAATGCTTGTACCGCCGGCATCTACTGTTGCGCCGCCGGTAGTGGTGCCGGTGCTCGTAGTGGTGCCGGGAGTTTTACTTTTTGCCAACAAGTCTTTGTAACTGTTTTGCAGCTCAAGTATTTGTTTTTGCAAGTAGCTTGTAGACGGCTTCTTAAGCGCTTGGTCGTAGTAGTTATCGTACCCAGCAGCTGCCAAGGCAGAGTCATTGACTGTGTTGCCCGGTGCGTACGACATGTTGCCGTAGCCCTGAGCTGCAATAGTTGGCCCATATTTTTTAATGGCTTCGTCGCTTGGGGCGCCCATATTACCGCCGGCCGATTTGGCCAAACTGTACACGGCGTCGTAGCCGCCGGCCGCATTAAATTCTGAGGTTGGGACGCCGGTCAGCATTGACCGGTAGATCATCTCTTGCGCTTGTGCTGGGGTTAGTGTCGCCATGATTTAAGTCCTAAAAGGGTTGGGGACGCCGGTGGGCAAATTGATTTGGGTAACCGGATTAAACAATTGCGAGTTTTGGCTGGCAATCAAACCCCCGGGATTGACATTGCCGGTGCTGATAGCGTCAGCCATGAAGCCCCTAGCCTCTGTGCCGCCGCCGCCAGAACCCATCAAGTCCGCATTGGCAATCAAACCTGCGGGTTTTGTAAGGGTGTAATTGGTAACGCCAGCAGCAATAGCTGCTGCTGGGGAGACATATGATCTGCCATCTGGACCATAGACTGCGCCGGTAGTAGGGGTGCTGGCGCCAGTGTTGATGTTTGTGCTGCCCGTGTTTACGGTTGTGCCACCGCTGGTAAGTGTTGGGTTGCCGCCGTACTTTTTCCAATAGGAAGCGGTAAACGTGTCTGTAGCAACGGGGTCGTTGGCTGCTTTAGTAACACCGGCTAAATAACCCGGCGTGTCAATCTTGCCTGCAAATTGCGAACCTGACGACCAGTTTGAGTCGTACGTTGAACCAACCCGACCCTGCATTTGTTGATACGTGTAGTCCGCTTGTTCAGGCAAATAGCCTTGCCCCATTACGTGGCTGGCGTTGGCAACCAAATAAGCCTTGTCGCTGTACATGTCTTTAAGCGCTTTTTCAGCAGCCTCAAGCGGGTTGCTGGAAGCCATAATGGTTTTCCAGTCGCGGGCGTCTAGGTTGGCGCCGACGTTACCGTACATTGCGTTTGAAACCCTTTGAACCAATTCTTGCTCTCCGGGTTGGCTGTAGTCGAGAGGGCGGCCCGTAGTTGCCTCCACCAACGTTCGCAGATCCACGCCGCTTTTAGGCGTTGCCTTATCTAAGCCCGAGTAACCGCTTGTAGCCATAATTGTTCTTCCTTAAATTCCTGAGCCAGTCTGTAAAGCCAAGTCGCGCTCAGCAGCAAACAGCTCTTTACGGCTGCGCTCTTTCATAGCGGTGTCGGCCAATTGGGCCTTGATCTTCTCAAGGCTAATGTTCTGCGAGTTGGACAACTTCAGCATCTCGATCTCACGCGTCATCTCCAGCTGCATGATGTGCAGGTCGGCCTCTTGCGCAGAGATTGCCTGACGCACTTGCAGTTCTTGCAAGTCGCCTTGATTCTGCAATTGGACTTTCTGCATCTCGGCCTGCGCGCGAACTTGGGCCACGGCCATGGCTGGGTCGGGCGGTGGCCCTGCGGCTGCCGCCTGCTTCTGCATTTCCTTGATTTGCTCAATCTCTTCCTCTGGCTTGAACACCTCGGCCGGGTCGATGTGCTGGGCCTGCAAGGCCTTCTCAAATAACTTCTGTGTGTCAAGGTACATGCCGTAAACCGGGTTGGCCCCAGCGGCAAGCAGGTTCAAGAACGATTGGTTCTGGATGTCACGGACCACCAACGCGCTTGAGCCACGGGCGTCGATTGTGAAGTCGCCCTTGATCTCTTCGTCGTCGTTGTACATCATGTTGTAGTCGTAGTAACGACGGATGTGCGACTTGGTGACCATGTCGTCGAACTGTTTGACGAGCCTGCGCAAAACCACGTTGGCGCTGTTCATCAACATTTGCATGCCACCGACAGTGTCTGGCGCTGCTCCCTTCTCGCCTTGCATGATAGTAGGCACGCCGGTCTCAGCGTCTGCCAGCTCGGTGGCCATCTTGATGATGCCTGCCAGCTCGGCTTGGTGTGAATTGAATTCAAAGGTCGAGAACGCCTTGCGCACGTCGTCGATGTCGTCGGTTGCGTACCAGATCTTGCGGGCAGACAGCTGCCACTGCTTGTCGGCTGGCTGGATCGCACCCGGCTTGATGACGATCTGTGGACCGCTGGACACGCCGGCGTTGTCCATCATCTGGCGCCATGCAGCGTTCAAGACCTTCTGCTGTGAACGCATGAGGTACGGGATGCCGTAGCCCCACATTGAGCCCGCAACCTTTTCCCAGACATAGAAGTCGTAGGGTATGTCGCCGCCTTCCAGTGGGTTCAGGAACGCCTTGACCACGGTGTTGTTGATCATGACGACGCACGCGCTGATGCTGCGCAGCTCGTCTTTCTCGCCCATGGATACTCCCGCAGACTCAAGGTCGTCGTGGTCCACTTCGCCCCAATAGGTCCACATCTCGTAGGTCAAACGGGCCATGTCGCGCTGGTCTTCGTCGGTCATCTCGCGCAATGTGGCGGACTGCTTAGGCCCCTCTTCCAATACTTTGCGCAGCTGGTCTTTCATGAAGCCGGGCTGCTTGGCAAGGTCGCGGATCTGTTTGGCCGTGACCTGTTCGCGCTCGTAGATGCCTTTGCCGTTGTGAATGTTTTCGCCG